TGTAATAGCGTTTAGCCTATATAAAAAGGAAGTCAAGTTGGGCAATCTGTCCGTGCCAAAAGGACAGATCATGCTACATCAGATTGCAGCAGGTACCCAAGGAGATGGTAGTGCGTCCAGAGTGCTTAATAAATTTTTACAATATACAGGAAATGATGTATGGCTATCAGTGAGAGCGAACAACGAAAGAGCAAAAAGATTTTACGAGAAACACCAGTTTCAAGTAGTAGGACATATATCATGGATGAGCAACACACTACCGGGACTAATATACAGACACACCCGTTTTACGAACGAAATGATTATGTAATCAATTCTAAAATCAATGTAAACTTCGAAGACTTGTTGGCAATGACACCAAAACTCTTCGAACAATGGGTCATTGATATGCGAAAAGAAATATTGCATTCATGGGACACAAATGGCTGTCCTCCTAGAACTGGCAAAACACAACAAGATATTGTTGATAAATTTAACGAATTGGGCGAATATCCTGTTCATGAATTTACCCATTCCGATGCTCTCTCCGGAATTCCTGATGATGTCATTGTAAACAAATCCAGAATTGGAGTAGAAGTAGATCAATGGTTTTCTAATATGTTTAAAACCAGAATCAATTATTCTGCCAAAGATACAGGACATTCCATTTACGATCTGTTTGCAGATGATAAGTATTTGCCACGAGTTGTGAAGGGTGCAACTAGACATCTTCGCAGAGATTCGTTTTACAAGCACGCACTATCTGCTATAAAGAACGATATAAAGTATTCTATTGTGAATGTCAATACCGGAGAAGAATGGATGGAAGCATTCTTCAACAGTCCTTCTTTGTTTTCCGGATATGATTTTCTATTAGAGGAAACGATCCTGAAGAACGGACCTTCTAGCAGTTACTTCCAGATTGAACACTCTGATATATTGCAGCTGACCAAGGATCAGTTTATTAAGTGGAAGCCCAAAATGTCTTATCGACATTTTTCCACTTTCGATTCAGAAAATCCACAAGACGATAGAGTATATTCTATTCGTATTTACAAGCAGGGAGAAAAGGTATTTCCAGCCGGATTTGCCAGTTTTCGTATTGGATACATTCAACCCGCCGTAAACTACCCTCCAATGACAGCCAAATATCTGTATGAAAGATTCACAGAACATGTGAAGACTCAGGATCGTATTGTAATATACGATCCTTCTAGTGGTTGGGGCGGTAGAATCCTTGGAGCAATGTCAGTGAAGGATGACAGGAACATCCACTATGTTGGAACTGATCCAAACCCTGAAAATTGGCAATGCAACGGCTACCCTTCTAAGTACCACGCTATTGCAGATTTCTATAATACAAGAACATATAGAGCAAACCCGTTCTTTTCTACTACAAATACTTACGATCTCTATTGTCTTGGCTCTGAAGTTATTCACGAAGATAAGTCTTTTCAGCAATACGAAGGTCAAGTAGATCTTGTTTTCACTTCTCCGCCATATTTCAACAGAGAAGCATACTCAGAAGATGAGAACCAGTCTTACAAGAAATTCTCTTCATATGATTCGTGGCGAGATGGCTTTCTTCAACCAACATTAGAAACCGCCGTTCGTTATCTAAGAAAGGATCGTTTCTTATTGTGGAACATTGCAGATCTTCTTGTGGGTGGAGACTATCTGCCATTAGAAGAAGATTCTCGTAAGATTCTTGAATCGTTGGGTATGGAATATAAATATACAATGAAAATGGCTCTAGAGAATATGCCTGGACAGAATAGAGTTGGTGAGGATGGATTGCCAAAGTGTAAGAATTACTGTAAAGTCAATGGACGATTTCACAAATACGAACCAGTATTCGTATTCTATAAACCTTGACAAACATAACATGTCCCGTATAATGACATCATGAACAAAAAGAAACGATATAAGTCGATTGGTAGAGGAGATACCATAGAGTCTGTCCTTTTAGGAGGAGAGCCAAATATTGTTGCTATGGATATCAAAGACGCAGACGAACTTATCTGGCAGATCCAGAAAGCATTGAATTGGTATAATTACAATTGGTCGGAAAAGGAATACAGAAAGTATACTTTAGAATACTTAAAGAAAACTAAGTATTCAAAAGCAGATCAAGAAGCAGCGAACAATGCTCCCACTCACAATTTTGACTTTCGTTGTATTGGCGCATATTGCAGAATTGCAAACAATGGCGTAACTCTACCGGATTTCAAATTGGTTATGATTGGCAAGCACATTGCTAATATAATCCAAGCCGGATATACTAATCCTGTACAAACTGTCAATACTACAGAGAAGCCAAAATCGTCTATTCAGGATAGAATTCACGATCAGGTGTCTGACTATATCGCAGAGTTAGAAAACAAAATTGACGATTTCTTGGAGAGTCAGAATTCAAAATCTGATAAATTTGTCTTTGATGTTGCTGCATGGACAAAGCAAAAAGAAATAAAGTCTGTTCAGTCACAAATGATTGCAGATTCTTTTAAGTCAAGAATCGAAGAACTTTCAGAAGCACTGGCTGGAAAAGATCCAGATCTAAAGCAAGCATATTCTTGGCTATCAAAACCAAAATTGAAGAAATTTTTAGAATTTCATCAAGACATTGTTAGCAATTTCCAAGCACAAGCAGAGTTTGCAAAAACTATGCGAAAGCCTAGAAAGAAGAAAAAGAAGAAGCCAGAACAAATTGTTGCCAAGTTGAAGTATCAAAAAGAATATCCGCAGTGCAATATTAGTTCTGTGGATCCGAGAGATATAATTGGAGCAAAAAAACTAGTGACATTCAACACCAAATACCGTACACTAACGGTATATGAGAGTTCTCAGTTAGTTGATGGATTTACTTTCAAGGGAACCACCCTTCTTGGATTTGATGAGAACTTATCGAACAGCAAGAAATTGCGGGATCCGTTTGGTGTGTTGCCAAAGATGATTGGTGGTGTTCGTGCTATCAATAATGCGTGGGAATCTGTGAAAACTAAACAAACAAAACCAAACGGTAGAATCAATTCAAATACCGTTCTAGTACAGGTAATTAAATGATATTAATCGACAATACACAGATTATTCTTGCATCCATCTTTGCACAATATGCTGGACCAGATGAAGTAGACGAAAATATGATTCGTCACATCACTCTGAACACATATCGCTATTATCGCAATCGATTTCATGAAGAATATGGCGAGCTTATTATTTGTCAAGATGCTGGCAACTACTGGCGCAAGGATCTCTTTCCTTTGTACAAGCACAATCGAAAGAAAGCACAAAAGAAAGACGAATTCTATTGGAAGCAAGTATTCGAAACCTTAGGCATGATTCGCAATGAAGTTGCGGAGTATATGCCATACAAAACTCTGAAGGTTGATCGATGCGAAGCAGATGACATCATTGCCACTGTGTGCAAGCATTACCACAATGATGAGAAAATTCTTATTGTTTCTGGTGATAAAGATTTTAAACAATTATTCAGATATCCAAATATCAAACAATATAGTCCCAATCAAAAGGGATTCATCACTTGCGAATCTCCGGAAAAGTTTCTGTTTGAGCATATTGTCCGTGGAGATTCTAGTGATGGTATTCCTAATATTCTTTCAGATGATGATGTGTTTGCAATAGAAGGTAAGCGGCAAAAAGCATTGACTGCCAAAAAGATTGATAGTTGGGCAAATAGTCAACAAATTCCAGAAGAACATAAAAGTAATTGGAATCGTAATCAATTATTGGTGGATCTATCCTATATACCTGAAGAGTATGAAACTGCAATAGTTTCAGAATACAAAAAACCAATAACCGCAGATCGAACAAAAATGTTTAATTATTTCGTTGAAAAGGGATTGAAACTCTTGATGAACGATATTCAGGATTTTTAAATTATGCAAAAAATTACAAGATATATTCCAGAAATAATTCAAGATGTTGTTGATGCAAAAACAACTGATGAAAAAGTTCAAATACTAAAATCAAATGACTCCAAAGGACTACGGATGTTGTTGCATTTTGCAGTATGTCCAAAGTATTCTAAGGCATTTCAAATCATGCCAAACTATGAGCCAGACGATGCTCCATTTGGTATGACCATGTCTAATTTGACTTTGGTTGGTAAGAAATTGCCATACCTGTTCAAAGAACATGAAATGTATGTTGCATCGGACAAACGAAGATTATCAATCGCATTGTCTATGCTGACCGCTGTACATTTTACAGAATCAGCCCTGTTGGAACAAATATTCCAACGAGAATTTAATTCAATATCCGCAGACATCGTAAAGAAAGCATTTCCAGATTTATTTTGAGGATACTATATTATGGAACAGCCAGATATAAATGAATTGCGTCAGAAAAATATGATAGAACAGAAAAATATGATGCAAAAAGCAGCATCAATGGCAACATCAGTTGCATCTCGTGGTCTATCGAATACCAAAACTAACGAAGAAACCAAACACCTAAGAAAGCTTAGTTGTCATGGCGATGGTACTATTCCCCCTTGCTCACAAAGAAAGTCTAGTGAAAAGTTCAAAGAATCTTTCTATTGTGGGGCATGTGGATGTGGGGACAAGCAAGGAACACAACTTATAGATTTGACCATAGCAGGTAAAGAGAATTATGGCAAGTTAGATTATCCAAAGGTTTGGTGTCCAATGAATATGCCTGGATTCCAACCATACAAGTCAACAGCAGAAGATCCAATCGAGTTGCAAAATCCTCGAAAGAAAGATATTGAAAATCTTTTCAGTATAGAGTATATTACGGATAAGTCCAAAACCGGAGAACCTACAAAATGAGCACAGCGACAACAACTAAATTATCGAAGAAGACCTTGGAAATCCTTAAGAATTTTGCTTCGATCAATTCGAACATTCTAGTAAATCCAGGCAATGTAATTACTACAATATCCCCTGTCAAGAATGTTTTATCAGAAGCGACTATTGATGAAACCTTTGATGTGCAGTTTGGAATTTGGGATTTGAATAAGTTTCTGGGAACCGTCAGTCTTTTCAGTGATCCTGAATTTGAATTCCATGAGAAGTATGTTGTAATTTCTAATACAAACGGATCATCTGTTCGTTATTTCTATTGCGAGCCAAAGCTGCTGACAACTCCAACAAAGAAGATTCAGATGCCAACTAGTGTTGTTAGTTTCAAGCTGACACACAAGATCTTCAGCGAACTTCAAAAAGCAGCATCGGTTCTTCAGCTTTCTGATATTGCAGTTCGTTCTAATGATGGACGAATGGAACTTGTTGCCTTGGATAAGGCTGATACTACTAGTAATAATTATTCAGTAGATCTTGGCGAATTGGCAACAGATGCGGACTTTGAATTCTACTTCAAAGTAGAGAATCTCAAGATCCTTCCCGGTGATTATAAGGTAGAGATTACCGAAAAGATTGTCAGTAAGTTTACTCACGATAATATGGATCTTTCGTACTGGATTGCTCTTGAGCCAGATTCCTCTTACAAGGCATAATATACAATGCAAGTTACAGATGACAACTTTCTGTGGGTGGAGAAGTACCGCCCACAGACGATAGATGATTGTATTTTACCTGATAACTTGAGACACACCTTTAAGGAAATGATTGGTTCTGGAGAACTCCAGAACCTTCTCCTTTCTGGTGGACCGGGTTGTGGCAAGACTACAGTAGCAAAGGCTCTGTGCAACGAATTGGATACTGAGTGGATAATCATCAATGCATCCGAAGATGGAAACATTGATACTGTTCGCACAAAGATTCGTAATTTTGCCAGCACGGTGTCCCTAAGTGGTAATCGCAAAGCGGTTATATTGGACGAATTTGATTATTCAAATCCACAATCTACACAACCGGCATTGCGTGGATTCATTGAAGAGTTTTCAAACAATTGCAGATTCATTCTTACTTGCAATTTTAAAAACAGAATCATAGAGCCATTGCATTCTCGTTGTACTTGTATTGATTTCAAATACACTCCGAAGGACAAGATGAAACTTGGTCCGTTTATTCTTGAGCGAGTTAAGTTTATTCTCGACAAGGAAAAGACGAAGTATGATGAGAAGGTGTTAGTGAAACTCATTATGAGACATTCACCAGATCTTCGTAGGCTGCTGAATGAGATGCAGAGATATTCTGTTGGTGGAATCATTGATGTTGGAATTCTCAAAGAAATTGGCGATATCAACATCGATGAGTTGTCTGATGCCATGAAAACCAAGAATTTTGCAGCAGTCAAGAAGTGGGTTGTGGCAAATCTAGACAATGATCAGTCGCAGATTTTCAGAAAAATCTATGATGGATTACAGGAAAAGGTAGTTGCAGATAGTATTCCTAGTCTTGTCCTGATCATCTCTGAGTACCAATACAAAGCCGCATTTGTTGCAGATCAAGAGATCAATATGACTGCTTGCATCGTTCAACTTATGATGGAGTGTAATTTCAAATGAACATTGGCGATTGGTTGAATTCTATCAATTATACAAAACAGGATCTACTTCTAGATAATCCTGTCTTGGAAAAGGAATATGTTCCTTTTATTGTAAATCGCTCGTTGTCTTATTTTCCAGATACTTTATTTCACTGTAACGAGATGAATTTTAAACATTTTCTAACAAAGAAAATGCAATACGATTATCTTCGTCATGCAGTCCGAAAGAGAAAGCGATTTTCTAAGTGGGATAAGAAAACCTCTCATTCGGACATGGAATTTGTCAAAAAATTCTATGGATATTCCAACAAAAAAGCATTAGAAGTTTTGCCTCTGTTGTCAAAAGAGCAGATAAACGCAATCAAATCTCACCTCAATACTGGCGGAGTTAATAAGTGATTTTTATACATATTAGTAGTATTTTCACTATTATGGATAATTATCATGGAAAGACAGAATATTGACATATCAGAGTTGCTCGAAGTGCAATTAAAAGATGAAGAGTCTTTTCTAAAAATAAAAGAAACTTTGACACGAATTGGTGTTTCTTCTAAAAAAGAGAAGAAATTATACCAATCGTGTCATATTTTACATAAAAGAGGCAAGTACTATATTGTACATTTTAAAGAATTGTTTCTTCTTGACGGTCTTACCTCAGACATAGATGAGAACGATCTGGGCAGAAGAAATACAATTGGGAAATTACTAGACGAATGGAATTTGTTGACCGTTGTTGACAAAGACAAAATGAATAGTATGTTGGCGCCAATTAATCAAATTAAAATAATACCATTCAAAGAAAAGACTGAATGGGAACTTTGTCCTAAATACCACATTGGAAAGGATAAGAAGTAATGGATGCAGGTATATTCGATCTTTATGCAGATTTCGGAACCACCTATACGGTGAATTTTGAATACAATAATGCAGACAATACTTCTATCGATTTAGGAGATGGTGTCTTATCTTTTTATGTTAAAAGATCTATTCTTCCATATGATGTATATTTTTCCGTACATTCTAATGGAACTATCATGGAAGGTGCTATGCCATTTCCCAATTCAGACACCGGATATGGTGAATTGAATATAGAGACAGATGGTACAGCCAACATGGAGATCTATTCAAGTACTTTGGCTGAGCTGCAACCTGTTAATTATTTTTACACTCTGGTATATGTTGCAAATGGAATAGAAACTATGCTTCTCAAAGGAAAATTTTCTGTGGAGGCAGCATGAGAAAGTTAAAAATAACAGAAAATCAAAGAAGCAAAGTTTACCACAAAAGAGGGACTATAAATACAATAGTAATCAAAAGGAATTCTCAAAAAACCACTATTGTTCTAGTTCCCTAAAATGGCAAAACAACTCTACTATTACGATAACAGGACGAAATCAGTATTGGCAGTTGCACCAAATACTGTAGAAGCATATCCTACATTAGAAAATATTAAAGCGTTTTTGCAGAGTGATATGGGTATTCTTTCTCCTCTTTCTATAGTTACAGTGGATAGCAATTCGTTTTTGGATAAATTGAATGTTGGTGAGATTGATGTTTCTACAATAACCAGTGCAGAACTTGATGGTGGTGAATTTTAAATGTCTGATGTAAAAATTAAAATAAAACGATCTCTAGTCCCCGGTACAATACCGGGAATTTTATCTCTTGGTGAATTGGCAATAAACATACCCGATAAGAAAATCTATATTGGTGATGATAGCACAGACGGTAACACACTTATATTTAATGGAGTTTCTGGATCCGGTTCTTCTATAGATGTTTATGGTAAGAATGGAATATCTGTAGATACTGATGGGGGGATTTCTCTGGATCTGAAATCTGGATCTTTTTCTACACAGAATATATCAAAATCAGATAAAGTCCCATATTTAGATTTTGAAACGAATACCACTAAATTTACAAATGCCAGACTTTTATTTACACAAACATTTGCTAATAGCATGTCTGACGGCGCATTTGGTACGGTAGGAGATCAGAGAATAGCATTTGCGATACAAGATGGAAATCCAGATTCATTCGAGATAAAAACTTTACAGAATGGAACTGGTGCAAAATCGGCGATTATAAAAATTGATACAAGTCCAGTCGATGGATCACGAATGGATTTTGGATCTTCTACACTTACAATAGCACCATCAGAAGAATTGGCGTTGCAATGCTTGGGTGGTCAAATGACTGTTAACACCCCAACTGTTCAGTTTCAGACAAATGATTTAAATTTCACATCAGAAGATACTACTGTATATGGAATTAATACACTACAAGCAGGACCGAGCGGGAATATATTTGTAACCGGCAATCTCACTATTTCTGGTTACATTGAAACTGGTACTATAGGGGCGCAATTTTCAGAACAAATACGAGACTTGTTTGCTGCTACTTTGGTAGCAGGCGATAACATTGATATAGATTACAGCGACACAAATAATTCAATATCAATAAGTACACTTGGTAGTGTTTGGGATAGAAATGATGCTACTTTAGCAACTGATATTTTTGGAATTCCTGCTGGAACGACAATAGCAGCAGGAACAGATGCAATTACAGTATTAGAAAGAATATTATATCCGTTTCAGCCGGCAACTGTTTCGACATTTACTATGTCTGGTTCTACAACAGTTGAATTGGGACAAAGTGTTTCAAGTCCGTCTTTTACATGGGTTATTGGGAATCTAACAAATGCCAATATTGCAACTCTAGCTTGGTCGGGAGTAGCATCAGGAAGTTCTGTGTTCAATCCTGCATCCAATCAAACTGCATACGATCCGGCAATTGGTACAGTCAGCAGCACAACTGCTGGAGCAACTTTATCATTTAGTCTGACGGTTACTCAGGATGATGTTGCATATTCTAATGCAACTAGTAGCAGAACAGTCACTTGGCGTCCAAAGATATATGTCGGTCGCTCCACCCAGTCTGATTATACAAACATTACAAATGTAACTGATATAACAGGAGGAACTGATTATTTCGTATCTGGTACATCTCCTGCTACATCAAGTGGAGGAGCATCAATATCTTCCGGTTCTGGATTTATTTACATTTTAGTGCATAGTAGTATAAATGATTTATCTACTTTGAGCATAGACCAGACACCCGGACAATTATCTGCGTTTAGTAAGGTATCGAGTTCTCATAGTATAAATAATGGTTATACAAATTCAACCTATAAAGTTTATAAATCAGCGAATGAATTAACTGGATCTATAAGATTGGATTTTACATAATATGGCAATTACAGGAACAGTAACCGTAGGAGCAGCAATCGCTCCTACAGCAGAAACGGATACATATCCGGTAACTAATCCAAAATATGGATTGGGTTCTTTGCGTACTGTACAGGCTCTAACAGATAGAAATGATATTTCTTCTGCTCGTAGAGAAGCTGGAATGATTGTATATGTGATCGATGTAGATAAATATTTCAAATTAAGTGAACCAAATAATGCTGTAGAGAACGAAAAATGGACAGAATTGGTGTTTCTACCAGCTACTATTGACTCTGGTGGTAATATACATATAGCAGGCAATCTAATTGTTTCTGGTTATATTGAAACCGATACAGGTATTCGTGGAAACACGGACAACGAACTGGAATATATTGTTGGTATGGATATGGATGGCGGAACCTATTAATAGAGGAATATGAACAATGTCGGTAATTAAGATCAAACGCGGAACAACCGATCCAACTGCATCAAATGTAACAAATGCGGGAGAGCTGGCAGCAAATACAAGCACTCCCAAGGTGTTCCTTAAGACTGCTGACGATAGTATCACAACTCCAATCTGGGTTGGTGCTCAAATCGAAGCAACTCCTGGCGATTGGACAAGCGCAACCAAGCTGGCAACTCAAAGTGGTATTAATACCACCTTTATGCCAAAAGCTGGTGGTACTTTTACCGGAGTAACTTCTTTCAGTCAAGGTAGCACCGCAGCTGGTGAAATTCGTTTATTAGAAGATACTGATGACGGTTCGAACTATTCAGCATTCCGTGGTTCTGCTAGAGCCGCAAATATTACTTATGTACTTCCTACAACAGATCCTACTGCTGGTCAAGTATTAGCATCTACTGCTCCTTCTTCTAATGTTGCTACTTTAAGTTGGGCAGATGCATCTTCGGCAACTACAGTATCGACTACCTCAGATGACACAAATACTACAAGATATTTGGTATTCAGTACAACTGCAGGATCCGGTAAGACTTTATATGTTGATGATACTACTACACCTTTAACATACAATCCCTCTACGGCAAGTTTGACACTTGGTGGAGATCTTGCTGTTAATGGTGCAGACATTACTACTACTGGTGCAACTGCTACTGTATTTAATACAGGTGCTACAACAGTAAGTGCGTTTGGTGCTGCAACAACAGCAACTCTTGGTTATAATAGTACTGGATCGTCTACTACAAATATTTCAACTGGTGCTGTTGCAACAGAGAATACCAAATCAATCAACATTGGTACTGGTGGTGACGGAGGATCTACAACGGAGATAACACTGGGCGCAACAACTGGTTCTTCTGAAATCATCATAAATGTTGGAAACGGACCCCGATTTTACTATCAACCAGGATCTTATGAATCGAGTTTAGGTAATGTTAATACTATTTCTTCGTTTACAAGAAGTACAAATTATCCATTCTTAAGAATATCTAACGGAGCACATGTAAGTGCTACAGGCGGTGATAGTGGAGTAATTGACCTTTACGGATCTGATACGGGAATATCACAACCAAAAATATGTAATATTCTTCCAACAGTAGCTACTGCTGTTGCAAGTACAGTAAATATCGGAAGTGCATATACTGGTAATACTGTAAAAATTCTTGGCACAGCAGCTGGTACAACTACACTCAGTAGTGATGTAACATCTGGAACTGTTAATTTGTTTTCTGGAGTTACAACTGGTACTGTAAATTTTGCAAATGGTGGTTCATCCGTTGTAGAAATTGGTTCAACGATAAGATCTAGTCAAACAACTGCAAATGTATTTAATACTACTGCAACTACTGTTAACTTGGCAGGCGCCGGTACAACAGTAGCAATAGGTGCTGCTACTGGTACTACGACAATCAATAATGCTAATACAGTTGTTACTGGTGACTTGGCAGTAAATGGTGGAGACATCACTACATCATCAACAACTGCAACAGTATTCAACGCAACTGCAACTACTGTTAACTTGGCA